TACCACTTCTATCCACAATAATTTGTGCATTTTGTGCCGCGGCATTGCCAAAGTTAAGAGTGATTGTTTGGTCTCTAACTAATAGATCTTCTACTTCTCTATAGTTGATATTACCAGTAACTTCTAAGTTGCCCAATACATTTAAGTTTGCGCCTATTGTTGCAATACCTGAAGTTGTTAAAGTAGTTGGTGTTAATGCACCGTCATAATCTAGTATGGCGGCATTTGCTCTTGCTGTTGTATAATATAAGTTTGTGCCTTCACTTAGGTCACTTGTTGATTTACTACTTAGGTCTAAGTTAGTTCCAGTTTGTAAATCTACTCTAGCATCTGCTCTAGCATTTGTAAAGTATAAATTTGTTGAACCTTCTGAAAGGTCGTCTGTGGTCTTGCCACTGAATACAGCATTTGAATCAATGCTGATAACACCTGAGCTTAATTGCATTGGTGATGTTGCACTAAAGTGACTTCTTACTTCACTTGCACTTGGTCCAGTGTATGTGAATACACCAGTTGTATTATCATATGCTAAACTACCATCACCACCAGTGTCTGTTACACTTAATGAAGCTCTAATAATAGCATTACTGATAATGGGTAGTGTTGCAACTGTAATGTTGCTTTGCGTTGTGGTTACAGCAACGTTACTGTTGGCCTCATCGACCGTGATATTAGCTTGATTGACTGTTACAGTTACATTAGACATGCTATGCTCCTGTTGTTATGGCTACGAAACTTGCATCGCCAGTAGGATTACCTGCTGTTACGTCCGCACTGTATCTTTCTATAATTGCCCACCTGTGGCTGTCAAATGTGTTAACTGTTGGATTAGTGTCTTCCCAAGTAAACTCCATAATGGTAATAACCACGTTTGTTCTTGCATCTGGTATCAAAGGACCAGTGTATCTGTTTTTAGGAATTGTAAAATCAACTAAGCCGGCTACAGCATTAGTTTTGTTTATGTTGCCACCTGGCACTGAAGTAGAAGTTGCACCAACGTATCCAATTACGTTTGAAGTTGCAAAGTTAGGCTCGCCTGTGTTAATATTGTAAGTTAATTGGTCAACCACAATACTGGAATAATTCGCTGTGAAGTTATAATTTGTTATATCTGTTGCGTAATTATACGTGAATGTTCTTTGGTGTTCAGGTAACATTTCTATCATCTGAACATTGTCCGATCCGGACAAATATTGTTTAAAACTGAGGGCTCTGCCTGACATGCTTCTCTCCTATTGGAAATAACCTAATGGGTATTCCCTCTAGGCTTCTATTAATTTGTTATGCTTGTATTTATGCTGTTCTTACGAATCTGGTAGCACTAACCCGCTTTCTGCGGCGTATTCATCTATATTGATCACTTCACCGTCCCAAACAATTGTTCTTGTTGAGACACCTTGCCACACTCCGTCTGCGTCAAATTGCATTAAAATAAAATGGTCTGGGGCTATCTTCATATCTATATCCTTAATTTGGTTTTGTTGGCCACACTATGCCAACATTTGTTGTTATTGAGTTGTAGTCAAAGTCTCTTAGTGCTTGTCTGTATGTTTGCCACTCCAACTTCTTTGCATCACTTAGTGGACTATCTTCACCTTGTGTCCAATCACATTCAGTGAGCTTTGTGTTTCTCAATGCTTTTGCTTCAGCACTAGGCGTTGGTGTGCCTTTGTTACCTGCTTTTCTAACTGTAAACGGAGTAGTTGACAAGTCCAACTCATCAGTCATTCTGTCTAATATGTTACCATTAAGCTCACTCTCTAACACATAACTCATATTCATTCCACGGTTTACTGAACACAATGATTGTGCTTTCTCTTCCCTAACTGTTTTTACCCAGTAGATGTCACCGTCTGTGTTGTTATAAAATACATATCTATTCATCTGTATATCCTATTATTTGTTATGCACCACATAGCCATCAACAATGAATGTATCATCACCGTCAACGTCTAAGTTGTATACTGGTATTTCTTGCACTGATTTAGTGTAATCATGTAATCCCTTTGTGCCCTTGTGCGTAACTAGTGTATCTGCTATCATTAATTCACCAGCAAGTTCTAAGTCTGGGTGCAACTGTGTTGTGCCTTCTGGATTGAAACTCTTCCATCCTTCTACTGTTAGCATTGGGTGAGTATCTGTTAAACTAATTGACTTATCAATTGTGTATATAACTTGTTGTGCTACTGGGTGATGATGTAGTTTGGTAACAGTGTTTGTAACACCATTTAGTCCCATAACTTTCTCACCAATAACAACAAATTCAATCTCTTTCCAAACACCATTAGCCATTAACACCATACTGCCTGCAATAAAGCAACCACCGTAACGTGGTTCAACATAAGCATCTGCTTTTGAAATACGTTTGTCTGCGTTTGTTACATCAAAGCCTCTAAACGTGTTGGTTCCGGCATCTTCTGTTAAATTACTGTTTGCATAATTAACCACTTGAATATTTGCAGGTATGTAACTTATTGTGCTGTTTGCCGCTGGTAGGCCAAGTTGTTGTGCCCTTATGCTACCTCTAGCTCTACTTACTTCATAGTCAAAATTATCTGTTAAACTGGGTATTACATCATTTGTGGTGGATATAATTCCACTACCACTTATAAAATCTAGAACAGTGTTACCTGTTTTAGTAATTGTGCCATCTCCACTAATTGCAACTTGGTCATAATTGATTCCTCTTCCTGGTGCAAATCCAATTCTAGCACCATTAAAGAAGCCACCATATGGAACTAATCCGTTTACACTGGAATATATACCTTCATCAATACCACCTGTGTCAATAACATCAACTGGTGTAATTAAACTGTTTGCTGTGCCCAGTTGAACGTTTGCTGTATCACTGTCTTGAACAGTTGAGCTACCAGCAGTGTTTACGTTTGCAGTGTCATCATCTACTTGTAGTCCTGCCTGAACAGCACCAATACTGCCTCTGTCAATAGTTCCTTGTCCAGCTAATTTAATGTTTGGTATAGTTGAATTGATAGTAGAGAAACCGAATGGGTTAATAAAACTTAAATCAATGTTTGCTAGTATGTCAGGCAATAACGGTCCACTAGGTGCTGAGATGTCTTGTGGAGGTAACGGTGGTTGTGGCAATGATACGTTTACTATTTCACCTGGATCAAATCTTGTTCTATCTTCACCGTTTGGTCCACGTCCTGGACGTAATGGTATTCTTGTGGGCGGCACACTGTTTGCCACGTTACTGGCTACAGTAGATCCTGTTGGAGTAATGTTGGCCATTATCTCTGAAATATCAGGTATATTAGGAATAGTAATAGGGAAGTTGATGCTAGGTATCATACCATAGCCTGATCCGCCCTCACCACCAATACCTAACACAATGTTAGCATAATCAACGTTGCCAATAACGTTACCTGTTGGAGGATCAACAACGTTTGCATTGCCTCCACCTACTGGATCATCAACAATAGTAATATTACCGGCAATGTTTGCAATGTTGCCGTAATCTATATTGCCCCAAATACCTGTCCACCATCCTGGTATACCACTAAGGTCTAATGCACCATCACTNTGAACAGTGTTGTGAGCATATATGCTGTCAGCATATTCCATTGCTGTAATGGCGCAACTTAAATATCCAGTTTCACCTTCTTGTTCACTTACTTTCATCACTCTGAATAATTTTTCTGTGTATCCGTATACAGGTTGTGTTAATTTTATTACATCACCAACGTCTACTGTTAATGCACTATAGTCTGCTGTGAATGTAACCAGTGTGCTCAGTCTACTTTGACGTAAATCAATGTTTGCTAAGTTATGCACCCTAGGAGCATCATTAACTAGACTGTATCTTGATTGTAATGGATTGTCTGGCTCGTTTGTGTTTCTATCACCACTAGGTGTGCTCACAATTAGCGATTTAGTTTGGTCTTGTTGTTCTACACTAGGATATTCAGCATCAATGCTGTTGTATAAACTGTAAAGCTCTGTGCTGGTAATATCAATTGAACTAATAATGTTGTTATCATTGAACACAAACGCCGCACTCTTTTCTGCTGTTGTGGCTTCTCTGTTAGGCACCACAGTAAACTTGCCTATTTTGTTATCGTATGTGAAGAAGGTTGAACTACTTTGACATATTAAGTCAATGTTATCCTTAACTGCTTGGTATGTGCTTAACACACCATCAATTTGATATCTGGCATGTGTGGCTGCCGCACCTAAGTTAGTAGTGTATGCAACTTGTTCTGCACAATGGTCAAACATTGTAACAAAACTTGGTAAGTCTAACTCGTCATCAGTTAGTCCCGCACCATACACACTATTTTTACAATAATCTAATAATACGTTAGAGGGATTTGTGAGACTGTTTGTGATTTCATAGGTTATTTCACCCAATCCAGTTAATCCATTTTCCGCATCATAGTCTATTTCAAACACAGCAAATACCAAGTTTTCATAACTTGTTGTGGCTGTGATAGTGGGTAATAATGTGGTTGCCGCTACTTGTGTTCCTGTTGAAGGGAAGACCTGATTGCCTGCCGCTGTGCCGCCCGCATATACCCTACAACGCATTTTGTTGGCTACGTTGGTAGTAGACGTTGCGTTAGGATCTGTTTGGCTTATAACGTTTGCTCCACTAAAGTTTAGTGTGCTGTCTTGACGTTTAATACTGTTAACTGTGAATGTGCCAGTGTCAGTTTGTTCACCAATAACCATACAATACACCATGGTGTTGTTTTGGTTTTTAATTCCGGCATCTACAATAATACCACCTGTGTGTATTCTACCATAGAACACTGGCACACGTCTGTCTGTGCTGGGGCTTAACTGAACTTTAACACCAGGGTCTTTTGCCGCTTGTATATTTGGAACCTTGAGAACACCTGTGACCTTTGCTGTTGCATAAGCAAGACCGCCAGCAATTAAACTGGTTGCAATTGTTCCTGCTGTTGTTAAAGCAAGTGCGGCGCCTGCACCGGTAGTTAGTGCTATACCGGCTATACTACCAATTGCGCCTACTATTGCTGTTGCTATATAAGTAAATACTGCCATCTACACACCCTCATATACATAATTTGTTTCGATTGGAGCCCAACCGCGTTTTTCTAAGTCAAAGTCTGGTGATATTTCCATATTTGTGAGAGTAAAACCTTTAATAATGTCTTTTTCTTGTAATTTCTCACCTACTTTAACGTATTCTTTGAGTAATCTATATCCTAAACTGCTCATTCTTGCTTCTGGTTCTACCCACCATGCTATTTCTCGCAAACTTGTTATGTGTGGTAGCCACACATCTGGAATAATTTGTGCTATCAGCATGCCTTGTATTTCTCCATCACGTTCACCTAGCAATATTACACCATTCTTAAGAAATGAGTCAAGTAATTTTCTAATATACATGTCATTAAAGTCTGGTTGTTGCAATGATTCAAAAGGAGAGCTGTTTGCAAAATTAATCATCATTTCCATGATTCTGTCGTAATCTTGTAGTGTTGCGTGTCTAATCATATCTGTATACCTTTATCTCATGTTAAAGTTGATGCCGCCAAAGCCGCCGCCAAATCCACCACCGCCATAGCCGCCTCCGCCGCCACCACTATAACTGTAGTCTCTACCAAAGTCAAACTGCACATTCTCTAAGTCACTTACTCTACTGAATGTTGTGTCTGTGGGATAGTGTTGTTGTCTACCAGTTAACGATGTTCTTTGTCCTGTAACTTTATTTTCTAAAATTGTGTTAATACTTGCACATGTAATTGTGATAGTATTGTTTAATTTGCCTTGTAAATAATCTTCATCTTCACTGATGTTGAAATTGGTTATTACACCACTGTATCTGCCGTAAACATTTGATGCATTGTAACTATAGTTGTCATCAAAGAATGCTCTGGCTATTTTGACACTGCCACCTTTAATAGGTGTTGTTAACACTGTGCTCATGTAATCTGCTTCGCTTGGTATACCACTTAAACTAAGAGCAATGTCGCCATTAGTTGTTTTAATATCTTCTGTTAGTGAGCCTACACTTAAGAAACTGCCTAACTCTGTGTAACTGTTTCCGTTGTATGAAACTGGCTTGTATGCACTACTTAAATAGTATGTGGTTGAACCTAATGTTAAATCAATTAACATACAATGTATGATATTGTTTACATCGGTTACTTGTGGTATACTTGTTGACATATCTTTTTCCTTATGTTGTTATGATTTCAATTAACTCAAAGTCATCTGTAAAACTTATTCTATCTATTGGCACTGCACTGTAACTGGGCTTTAACACCATCTTTACTTTGAACGTTACATCGTTGCCTACCAGTAATGATTTACCATTTAAACTGTAACCTGATTGTTCTATAAAAGGTCTGTGTATTGGTATAACAACACTGCTACTAGTTGTATGAGCCACGTCTGCTGTTACTTGGTATGGATATCTATATCCACTTGCTGGTTGTATGTAGTCACCTTTCTTAAACAAGTATGTGCCACTACCAGCCGCACCAGCATTAATAATTAGTGTAGCCGCACTACTACCAGTAATAGTTATTGATCCAATGCCTGTGCTATCACCTTGGTATTTGGTTAGAAATGCTAATCCACTGTTTGAATCACCAAACTCGATTGTGCTTTCTGTTGTTACGTCTAACGCATCAATGTCTTCCAATAATCCTCTGTTAGTGCTGTATGTTAATCCTTCATGCATTCCTATAATAAATCTATACGGAACTACACTGGTTCTTTCTGCTGTGAGCACAACACCACTTCTACTCACTGATTGTGCCGCAACTTTCTTTTTATCTATTGTGACGTATGTTGCGTTATTCACTATTGTTTGTAAACTCATTATCTAGGTATCCTCCGTGCTCCAGCTTGTGTAACTGAATATATAAATTCTGGATCACTTGCCACAAGTTGCTTAAAGCTTCTTGCATCTACGGCTTGTATGTTATATGTGACCATTGTTTTGCCACCCATTAATTCATTGTTTGGTATAACGTTACCACCAGCATTCGGGATTATAACTTCAGGACCCGCCTCCCCGACGAGGTATGGCTTGTTTTTCATTATAGGTCCACCAACTTGTTTGCCT